ACGTTTGAAGTTGTTTCAAAATCAAAAAAATGAGGTAGAAAAACAAATAAAACAATTAGAAGAAGCATTAGATACAATTAAGTTTAAATGTTGGTATTATGAAACTGCAAAAGTAGTAGGTAATACAGAATTTGTAGACAGTATCCCAGATGAAGAATTACCTGAAGATTTAAGAGTTATTCGACAAAAAATACGTAGTTTAGGATAATATAAAAGCTAAAGGATTAAATTGATTCCTTTAGCTTTTATATTATTTCATCAATTATACCATAGACTAAAGCTTCATTGGGTTCTAGAAAGTAATCACGATCGGTATCAGAGATTATTTTTGATAGTGGTTGATTTGTATTTTTGCTTAAAAGTTTATTTAATTTTTTTATTTGAGAATATGTTTTATCTTTTCCTAATTTATTATAATATTCTTGTATTTGAATAGATTTTGTATTATATACTTTTAATCCAGATATATCTGAATCTTTAATATAATTTCTATAAGTGCCTTCGTAAGATTGAAAAGAAGATGGTTTTATTTCATTTTTCTTTATTTGAAATAACCATTTATAAATTAGTTCATCAATAGTTACATTTTCAAAATCTAAAGACATACCATTTTTTATTTTTGTTATATATTCTTCAGCTTTTTCTTCTGCTTCTTTTTTTCCTGTTCCATAAAATTGTTTTCTTATAGGTGTTCCATCTGCTTTGTGACCAATAGTTTTAGTAACTCTAAAATATTCTTTTCCATTTGATTCAAAGTTAGTTCGTTTAGCCATTATTTCCCTCCGAATAATAATTATAAGCTTTTTCAATTAAATCTTCTGTAACTCCTAATCTTTCAGCAAATTCATAAGTATATCTACAACCATCATTATAAAGTTGTTTTAATTTGTTAAATGGTACAAGTGTTTTAAAAGACCATTTTAAAGCTCTGAACTCTCTTTTATTAATTTCCTCATCGGAAAAATGATAATTATAAAGAGCATTACAATAATAATGCCCGTAATTCTTCTGCTAATATGGTTTTTTCTTCGTTAGAATTAGAAATAAGGGAATAGTTTAGTCCAATAGCATAATTATTACCAATGCGACCAATTATAGCCTTATTTTTCATTTCGAAGTTAATTATATCAATATTTTCTCTTTTGGCTATATTATATAATTTTGTTAATTCCATAAATTCCTCCGTAAAATTGATTAAGATTTATTTATTATTTTAAGCTTATTAATTAAAACTTTTCTATCCCATAATATAACTTGAGTTTCTCTAGCTTGTTGAATTGCTTGTTCTGTAAACGTATTATTTGTAACTACAATTGCAATATCACAATTATAATGTTTTTTGCCTGAATAAGCTTGCTGAATTGCATCATTACCTACAGTATTTGAATAAAGTTTACATTGAAAACCATATAATATATCATTATTATCTTTTGCTAAAACATCAATTCCAAAGTCACCACTACTTGAAGTAACTTCGATATTATGATAACCTAAAAGTTGTAATATTTTTGCAAATGTTTTTTCAAATTCTAAACCAGAAAGAAGATTATCTATATATTCTATTGAAATAGGGGAATCATCAGCAATGAATATTTCTTTTCGTTTATCTTGTAAGTCTAAAATTTCATTTTCCAACATACCTTTTTGAAATACTAGTTTATTAACTTCTTCTGATAATTTCTCTTTTGCAGAAATTAGATTAGCTTTTTTCTTTTCAATTTGAACAATATCATAAAGTAGTTTTTGTCTGTTAGAATCAGTTATAGATGCATTAATTAATTCAAGAGTTTGTTGTTTTTCATTATATTCTTCTAATAGTTTATTGTAGTTTTCTCTTAATTTTTTATTTTTCTTTTTTAATTTTGCGTTATTTTCTTCAACAATTTTATTTTTATTTCTTATTAAGGTCATTTCATCTTTTTTTATATAATATCGATGTGTAGTGCTATCAAAAATGTCTAAAACTTTTGATGATATTCTTGATAAGAGACTATCTTTGTCCATTAACTATTGCTCCTTTTTATTGATTTTATTTTTCATTTCTTTATAAAATTTTAATGCATCTACGATTTCGTCTGGAGTTAATCCAGCCATTTCCTTATGATAAGCAAAATAATATTGCTGTTCATCAGAATTTCGTATGTCAGATTTTCCTAATAGGTAGTCTATGCTACAATTAAATATTTCTGATAATTTATTTAATATTTCTATAGATGGCATGTTTTTATCATTTTCATAATTAGCTATATTAGAACGAGAGGTATTAATCTTTTTTGCAAGTTCTTCTTGTGTCATTTCGTTTTCTTGTCTAATTTTTTTTAAATTATTTCCAAAGCTCATAAAGCACTCCTTTCAAGTAAATTATAACATTATCTTGTCAGTTTTGCAAACAATTTCCCAAAAAAATAAAAAATTTTCAAAAAAACTATTGACAGCTAAACAAACATAATATATAATGTCAGCAGAACAAACAAAGAGAGGTGAGAAAAATTGAGAGAAAAACTTATAGAAATTAGAACTAAAAAAGGATATACTCAAGAGCAGATGGCTAATGAATTAAGCGTAGCAAGGACAACTTATACAGGATATGAAAAAGGAAATGTTGCTCCATCATTAGAAGTTGCTTTGAATATAAAAAAAATATTAAAATACAAAAATGATGATATTTTTTTAAATTCTGATGTCAGTGTAACAAACGCAAAATAACCACAATCTGATGCGAAGAGAGGAAGTGAAAAGATGTCAATATCTAAATATGTGAGTGCAGAAGAGTATAGTAGACAATCAGGGATAGGGGTTGAAGAAGTTAAAAGGTTGTGTAAGACTAATCAATTAAAACATTTTATGACAGAAGGAGGATATTACAAAATCGCAACAGATAATGATTCTATTCCTAAAGAACAATTTGAAGAAGAAAAAAGAAAAAGGATTGAAGCAGAGACAACATTACAATTGTTACAAAAAATTTTATTAGAAAGAAGGTGAAAAAGATGAAACAAAAGATAGCAACATTTGCAGTAGGAATGGCATTTGTATTTATGTGGGTAGGATTACCAGTTTTAGTGGAACTTTTAGTAGAAATAGTAGTTCCATAGATTTTTAAGAATTGAGGTGATAAAGATGGAAGAGTTATTACAAAAAGTAATTGCAAAAGTATATCAATTAAATAAGAATACAAAACATGATTTTTTCTTTAACTTTTCAGGACATACAAATACATTTTCAATAAATTATTGTAAAGATGGTTTTAGAGCAAATGAAAAATCTACATATATAATTGATGTATGTACTAGAATGACAGAAGAAAACTTAAAAAAAGCATTAGAAAGATTAGAAGAAATAGAAAAGGAGGGTTAATTATGTTTTTTAGAAAACAAAAAGAAATAGATAGATTAAATGCAAGATGTGTTGAATTAGCAAAAATGGTAAGAGATAAAAACAACAGGCTAAAAGAAGAAAGAAACAATAACTTATTAATTTTAAAAGAAAACAAAGAAGCAAGAAGAGAAAATTTGGATTTAAGATGTGAAATAGATGAGTTAAAAGATACTTTAAAAAGAATAAATAACTTAATAACATGTAATCAATATGACAATAATCAAGCTATTAAAAACAAAATAATAGAGCTAACAAGCGACTACCAATCAATTTGTTAACTCAACAAAAACATTTATATAAACATTCTCTTTAAATATAATAGCACATTTAAAGAGAATTGTCAAAGGAGAAAAATTATGGATTTAAATGATAAATATGAAGAATTATCAGAATTAGTTGCTGGAATAGAAGATCTAATAAATAAAATAGAAGATGTTACTTATATAGAACAATTGAATGGAATAAAAGGAGAAGTACAAGCAGAGCTTGATAAGGTTTCAGAGCAATTAGAGGAACAGCAAGAAGCAGAAGATAGAGAAATGAATATTGAATTTGAAAGAAGTAGATTATAGGAGGGAAAAATGCAAGATTTAATAGTAGTAAAGCAATTACCTCAAATTGAGGAACATCTAAAAGAACTTTCATTAGAGGTAGAACAAAAAGTTGAAAATGCCAAAAGTTTGGTTTGCACAGAAGAGAATGTAACAACAATAAAACAAATAAGAGCAAGTTTAAATAAAGAATTTAAAGAAGTAGAAAACCAAAGAAAGATAGTAAAAGAGCAAATATTAGCACCATATATGCAATTTGAAGAAATTTACAAGATGTATATATCAGATAAATATAAAAGTGCTGACAATGATTTAAAAGAAAAGATAGATTCAACAGAAAATGAATTAAAGAACATAAAAGAACAAGAAATAAAAGATTATTTTGAAGAATATAAAAAGGCTAATAATATTGATTTTGTTACATATTCACAAGCAAGAATAAATGTAACATTATCAGCAAGTAGAAAGAGTTTAAAAGAACAAGCAAAACAATTTATAGACAAAATAGTAGATGATTTAAAACTAATTGATACACAAGAACACAAAACAGAAATATTAGTTGAATATAAACAATCATTAAATGTATCACAAGCAATAACAAGTGTAACAAATAGGTTTAAAGCTATTGAAGAAGAAAAAAAGAGACAAGAAGAATTAAAAAGAAAACAATTAGAAGAAGATCAAAGAAGAGCAGATGAAAGTATAAGAGCTCAAACAGAAGCAACTAGACAAGCATTAGAGAATTTTATTCCAAAATCTGAAGAAAAAGTAGTACATATTGAAATGGATAAGAACCATGAAATAACTCAAAAAAGTTATGAACAATTAGAAAATGTATTTAATAAACCATTAGAGAAACCAAGAGAAGAAAAACAAGAAGAAATTTTAACATTAAGATTTACAGTAAAAGGAACGAGAACAAAGTTAAGAGAATTAAAACAATTTTTAGAAAATGGAGGATATGATTATGAGTAATTTACAAACATTACAACCAAAAAAGTTTAGTATAGAAATACAAAAAGATACATATAAGAACTTGATAAATCAGACATTAGGAGACAAAGACAGAGCAACAAGATTTATTGCAAGTATATCAAGTGCTGTAGCAACAAATCAGGATTTGCAACAATGTGATGCCGGAACAATATTAAGTGGAGCATTGTTGGGAGAAAGTTTAAATTTAAGTCCAAGTCCACAACTAGGCCAATATTACTTAGTACCATTTAATAAAACTATAAAGAATGTAGATGGAAGTTCATATCAAATTAAAGTGGCACAATTCCAACTAGGATATAAAGGATATATTCAACTAGCAATTCGTTCTGGACAATATAAAAAGTTGAATGTATTGGCTATAAAGAAAGGTGAATTGATTAAATATGATGCTTTAAATGAAGAGATTGAAGTAAATTTAATTGATGATGAAGAAGAAAGAGAAAATGCAGAGACAATAGGATATTATGCAATGTTTGAATACACAAATGGATTTAAGAAATCTTTATATTGGTCAAAATCAAAAATGCACAAACATGCATTAAAGTATTCAAAAGGATATTCAGCACATAAAGGATATACATTTTGGGAAAAAGATTTTGACGGAATGGCATTCAAAACAATGCTTAGACAATTAATTTCAAAATGGGGAATTATGAGCATAGAAATGCAACAGGCAGTAGAAAGAGATATGGCAGCAATAAATACAGATGGAACGTATGATTATGTGGATAATGAAACAGAGCCAGTTGATGCAATAATTCAACAGCAAGAAGATAATGAACAAGAGAAACAAGCAAAAACAACAATTTCAAATTCAACAGAAACAAGAGAGGTATCAATGAATGAATTATAAAATTATATCTAGTTGTAGTACAGGAAATGCAACAATAATAAGAGACATAATTTTAATAGATTGTGGAGTTACTTTTAAAAAATTAGAAAAGTATTATAAGCAATTAAAAATAGTTTTGTTAACTCATGTGCACCAGGACCACTTTAACAGGTCAACAATAAAAAGATTAGCACAAGAAAGACCAACTTTAAGATTTGCCTGTTGCGAATGGTTGCTACAGCCATTACTTGAATGTGGAGTTGAAAGAAGGAATATAGACATACTTCAAATTGGCACGAAATACGATTATAAGCTTTTTAAAATTGTAGCAATTAAATTATACCATGATGTACCTCAATGTGGTTATAGAATACTGTTTGATGATTATAAAGCAATCTATATGACAGATACTAAAACTATTGAAGGAATAAGTGCTAAAAATTATGATTTATATCTTGTTGAAGCAAATTATAAAGAAAATGAACTTGAAGAAAGAATAAAACAAAAACAATTACAAGGTGATTTTACTTATGAATGGAGAGTAAAAGATACTCATTTAAGTGAAGAACAATGTGTTAAATTTTTATTAAATAACATGGGAAAAAATTCAGAATATGTATTTATGCATCAACATATAGAAAGGTAAAAATATGGTAGGAACAAGTAATAAAATAATAACTTATTTGCTAGAACAAGCAAAAGATAAGCAATTCGAATTAAAAGAATATAAGCAAAAAAGAAGTTTAGATAGTAATGCATATTGCTGGGTGTTATGTGATGAGATAGCAAAAGAATTAAGTAAAGATGAAACAATTATAACGAAAGAAAAGATTTATCAAGATGCAATATTACAAATAGGAACATTTGAACCAATGATAATTGAAGAAAAAGCATTTGAAAATTTTAAAAGAATATGGCAAAGACAGGGACTTGGATTTTTAGTTCAAGAAGTAAGTAGAAAAGATAAATGTGTAAAAGTACATTGTTATTATGGTAGTTCAACTTATGATAGCAAAGAAATGAGTTTACTAATAAAGTTATTAGTTGAATTAGCAAAAAGTTTGAATATAGAAACCAAATCTGATGCAGAAATAAATAGTTTATTAGAAAGTTTGGGTAAAAATGAACAAAAGAAGTAGAGCTTGTGAAATATCACAGAAAGTAAAGGAAATAGTATGGAACAGAGATAAGCATAAATGTATTTATTGCGAAAGATATGTTCCAAAAACATTTGCAAATGCTCATTTTATTAAGAGAAGCCAAGGTGGTTTAGGAATACCAGAGAATATAGTTACATTGTGCTCAGAATGCCATTATCAGGAGGATTTCGGACAAGATACCCAATTATACGAAGATTATATAGAAAACTATTTAAAAGGCATTTATGGAGAGAATTGGAGCAAAGAAAAATTAATTTATAAAAAATATTAGGAGGAAAAAATGAAAAAAGTTATAGGAATTTTAATAGCAATTGTAGGAATTGCACTAGGAATATATGTAGGAGTATGGTTAATGTTTGTAGGAGGAATAGTACAAATAGTTAATTCAATAAATCCTTTAAATGGATTAGGAATAGCATTAGGAATAGTAAGAATAGTATTTTGCGAAGTAGGAGTACTTATTGCATGGTTAGGTATAGCAATAGGTTCAGTGATAGGATTAGAAGATTAAATTAGGAGGAAATAAAAATGGGAAATATAGTAGGAATTGATTTGAATGTAGACAATAACTATTTAAATGAAGCTGTAAAAAGTATTGTAATGACAGGAATTGCGGAGACTCTAGACAAAGATAAAATTGTTAATGGTCTAGTAAAAGCTGTATTAGAAACAAAAGTAGATAAAGAAGGAAGAATAAGTAGTTATAGTAGTGACAACAGATACACTCTTCTGGAAGTGTATGTAAACAACATAATTAGAGAAATAGTTAAAGAAGAAATGAAAAAGTTGGTGGAAGAAAAAAGAACTAAAATGCAAGAGATTATCAGAAGAGAGTTAAATAAAAGAGCAACATTGGACAAATTTGTAGATGCCTTTATAAGCAATAATTTAGATAATTTAGATAGTAATTGGAAAACAAAAATTAGTGTTGAATATGAAAAAGATAAAGAATATTAGACAACTAGGGTAGACTTAACATCTACCCTAATATTTTACGAAAGGAGAAAGCAAATGGATAAAAGCAGTTTTTTAATATATTTAGATTATGAAGAACAATTCAATTTGCTAACAGATGAACAAATAGGTCAACTTATGAGAGCAATAATCAAGTATGAGAAAACTAGAGAAATACCACAATTAAATGGAATAGTAAAAATGGCTTTCTCTTTTATAAAAACACAACTAGATAGAGACAGAGAAAAATATGAAGCTAGATGTGAAAAAAATAGAGAGAATGCAAAAAAAGGTGGCAGACCTAGAAAAAACCAAAAGGATAATTTAAAAGCGAATGGTTTTAATGAAAACCAAATGGATGCCAAAAAACCCGATGATGATAAAGAAGATGAAGAAGATAATGAAGAAGATATAGATAATGATTTATTATTAAAAAAAGAAAAAGAAGAAAAATTACAACAACGATTTATTGAATGTTTAAATTCTTTTAATATAAATGCTATTAGTGAATGTATAAAATATCTTGATGAGTTGCCATTTGAAGTTATAGATTATGTACTGTCGAAAACGTCGGGAATTAAATGTCCTAACTGGAATTATGCGAATACGATACTGCAAGATTATGTAAAAAGAAAGATAGATTCTGTAGAAAAAATACAAGCAGAGGAAAGTGGGTTTAAAAATCAAAAGCAAGACACAAGCAAGGTGGTGGACTTTTAAATGAACAAGGAAGAGTTTAAAAATCAAATTGCTAGAGTACAAATAGCATATAATAAAATTTTTTCAAGAGAAGAAATGATGTTATGGTATGAAGAATTTAGAAATGAAGATAAAACTGAATTTGAAAAGGCAATAAATAAAACTATAAAAGAAGTTGTGTATATGCCTAAAGTAGCAGATGTAAGAACAAGAATGACAATTAGTAGAGACGGACATTACATAAATGATCCTTTTGTAAATTTATACACAAATAAAAATGTTTTTAGAAATTTTAAGGAGAGTGAAACAAATGAATGAAATTAGTGAAGAAACAAGAAGAGAAGCAAACGAAAAAGTAGAGAAAACGAAAAGAGAAATACAAGTATTAAAAATACTTAGTGAATATAAAGAACTAACAGCCAAACAAGTAGCAAGATATATGGCATACCGAGGATATACAAAAGAGATAGACTACAACCATGCAAGACCAAGATTAACAGCATTATTAGAGAAAAGACAAGTATGTATAGTTGGAAAAGAATTAGACATAGAAACACACTGCAAGGAAGTAGTGTATCAAATAACAGAGCAAGGAAGAAAGAGGCTAAACAATGTTTAAAGTAATATTAATAATTATATTTTGTATCTGTGTATATGAAGCAGGAAAGATGCAAGGTGAAAAAGAAACACTTGAAAGAGTAAGAAAATACATAAAAACGTCTGTAAATTGGGATAAATTTATGGAGAAAATATCAGTAGAATTTAATCAGTATAATTTCAAGGAGTAAACAATGAAATACAATTATCCACAATTAAATGGAATATGTAAAGAAGCGCTAGAAAGCAATTGGTGTTATGGTTGTTCTAAGCTGGAAATTGAACGGATTTAAAGGACAAATAAAATGTAATCTAGTGCAAAAAGAGAAAAATATAGATTTAGGAGAGCAAATGAGAATATGAAAATACTAGCGATAGATCCTGGCAATATAGAAAGTGCATATTGTTTTATCAATGAAGAAACATATGAGCCAGAAGAGTTTGGAAAAGTAAAAAATGAAAGATTATTAAATATAATATATGACCAGTTATCTAATAGTGTTAATTACTATACAATGGTTATTGAAATGATAGCAAGTTATGGAATGCCAGTTGGAAAAGAAGTTTTTGATACTTGTGTATGGATTGGAAGATTTATAGAGGCATACGATAAAGATTATAAATTTATATACAGAAAAGAAGAAAAAATGAACTTGTGTCATTCTATGAAAGCTAAAGATAGCAACATTAGACAAGCATTAATAGATAGATTTGGTGTAGTAGGAACAAAGAAGAATCCAGGTTGGTTTTATGGTTTTAAAGCAGATATCTGGGCTGCATATGCAGTAGGGTGTACATATTTAGATAAAATGAAAGGAGAAAATACATGGCAGATGTAATTGATAATGAAGAATTAATAGCAACAAGAAAATTAAATGGTGTAGATGATAACTTGTATGAGGAAGAAAAGGAAGCAATTTTAAAAAGAAAAGCGAAAGAGCTAGATGATTTAGATAATTTTGCAGATTTATTGAGACCAGAACAGAGATATTATAGTAATATAATCAAAAGACTAGTCCAAAATGCTAGAAAAAGAGGTACAAATGGAAGATAGAATTGAAATAGGAGAATATGTTAGAACCAAAAATGGGATAATTGATAGAGTAGCAACATATGATGGACATATTAGAGTAGTAATAAAGCATTTTAAACCAACAGGAAGAGAGATGACAGTACATATAAAACAAGATGATGGGCGAATATGGTATTGCCCTGAAAACAATATCGTAGAAGTAAAGGAGTAATAAAATGACTGATGAAGAAATTGAGAAAATTGCTAAAAAAGTATTAGAACTTCAAAAAACAGAAGGAGTAAAAACAACACAAAGTTTATTAACATTCCAAGAAGTTCAACTAGGTGGTAAAGAATTTGATAATGCTGTACAAGTAGCAGACAAGCTATATAAATTAGTTTTGGGAGTAAAGGAGTAAATAAGATATGAAATATAAAGAAACTATATTAATTATATTAATAATCATAAATGTTGTATTAGGTATAACATTAGGTGTAAAAAATAATAAATATAAAATATTATCAGAAGATGATAAAAAATATATAAAAACAATAACACAATTAAAACAAGAACAAAAAGATTTGAATATACAAATATCAAATAAAAATAATGAATTATCAAATATAAATAACAAAATAAACCAACAAAACAAGATATTAAGTGGAGCAGCAAAATTCATAATGAAAATCAATATATCACAAACGCATTTTACATTAAATATAAGTGAACACTTAAAAGATGATATGAATGACCTAGACATTTATATAGAAGTATCAGAAGAATATTATAACAAGTACAATATTGGAGATACAATAGCAGATGATTTCAGAGTAGGAAGTATGATATTTAAAGGCAGTTTTGGAAACTGGAAAGTAAAAGTAACTGATAAACAAATAGTATAGGAGTGATACATAATGAAAGAAAAAACAGCAGATAAAATGTTTGAAGAATTAGGATATGAAATTATAAAAAATAATAAACAACATTAAATTATGAAAAAGAAGGACTACATTTGTATAAGGAGATAGTATTTGCATTATTAGATAAAAGTGTAACAGTAGGGTACGGAACATGAGAATGTTGTGATATATCAATTCAAGAACTACAAGCAATAAATAAGAAAGTAGAGAAATTAGAATGGATGAAACAAAAATAGAACTTATAGATATTATAAGAATCCAAAAATGGTATATGGATATATTTTATCAAGAAGATGATGATTATCCTAATTATAGAATAATAGGTCAGAAAAATAGACATATAAATAGAATATTAAATAAAATAACAAATAATAAAGAAATTCAGAATAATATATATAACACAATAATTCACTATACATGGGATAATACAGATTATACTTTTAAGCCAATATGTGATGGGTTAAGAAAATTAGGATATAAGATAGTAAATACGTATAAGGAAAAACAAAAAGAAAAAAATAAAAAGTATTATCAAGAAAATAAAGAAAACAGAAAAGAGTATCAAAAAAATTGGAATAAAAATCATAAAGATAAAGTCTTAAAAAATAATAGAAATTATAAAAATAGACATAAAGAAGAATTAATTATTAAAAAGAAAGAATGGTATGAAAAAAACAAAGAAAAAATACTGCAACAACAAAAAGAATATAGAAAAAATAAGAGAGGTGTTTTAAGTGAAAGAAAATAAAATAGAAA